GGCTTTAGTGACTATCTGTGTCATTCTAGAAAATTCTGCCATTAGGCCTGTGGCTTGTTCTGTAGTTAATCCTATACCGTTTAGCGCACTAATTGCCCCGCTTAGACTGCCGCCGAACTGATCATTAAAACCTGCGCCGGCTTGGACTACTGCATCCATTTGTCTGCCTACATTTTCAGCAAAGCCAGTAGCGGCTTTGGTTAATCCAACTAAGAAACCAGCAGCCCCAATTGCCGCGGCGCCTACTCCACCTAGTGCCTGGGCAGCAAATCCAAACACCTGTTGTGTATCAGCTTCGATACGGTCAGCAAACTTTGTGCGGAATCCTTGTAGGCCGCTGCCGATTTCTTTACCTAAATCTTTAATAGCCTTCTTTTGTTCTTCTGCAGCTTTTTGATCTTGTTTGGCACCGGCTGCTGCATTGGTTACTAAATTTTCCATTGCAGCTTTGGCTTTATCATTGTTCTTTGCTAGCTGTCTAGTAATAGCCAGCATCTGCTTCTGCGTGGCTTCAGTCGCAAAATCAGGCAAACTTGATATTTTAGCGGTACTGCCGTCGGGTAAACCTATTTCCATTCCAAAACCTATTAAGCACAGTTTTTATGGTGATAAATATCTAGCAGATTAGATAACACCATCAAATTATATTTATCTGTTTTATAAACAGGAGTTTTATATGGCAAAGACACAGAACCCATTATCGGGATTTTTTAGAACACCCAAAATGTATACTAAACTGCCCAGCCAGGGAAGATTTTATACAGATGATGTAATTGATATGCCCGAAAGTGGCGAACTAGCGATCTTCCCAATGACTGCTAAGGATGAGGTTGTTCTAAAAAATCCTGATGCACTACTCAACGGTGAAGCAGTAGCACATGTTATTACGAGCTGTGTACCTGCTATAAAAAATCCTCGCAAAATGATATCAAATGATATCGAAGCATTACTAGTTGCTATTCAAGGCGCTAGCCGCGGTGACAATGTTGAAGTTTCAGGAAAATGCCCAGAATGTGGTGAAATCTGCACATCCACTGCCAGCGTTGAAACTGCACTAGAAACTATGAGCATATTAGAAGAAACTTATAGTTTTCACACAGACAGCGGCTTAGAAATTACTCTACGCCCATTCACATACGAAAGTACAATTAAAGCAGGTATTGCTAATTTCCAAAGTACCCGTAGCCTACAAAGCATTTCAGCAATTGAAGATGAAATGGAACAGCTAAAGGCTTTTAATGCAAGTTTTGTTCGTATTGCTCAGATGAATTTTGATCTAGTTGTAGACAGCGTTGCTAGTGTCTCTGGTAAAAGCAACGGTGAAGAATTTACTGTGTACGATCGTAGTCAAATTAAAGAGTTCTTAGAAAACTGCGAAACTAGTATCGGCCGTAATATTGAAAAGCAAATTGAAAATATCAATAAGATCGGCGTTAATAAGAGAATCCAATTGGAATGCGATAAACATGGTCCATTCGAACAGGATATTGGATTTGATCCTGTAAATTTTTTCACAGCTTCTTAGCACGAGCTACCCCCGAAGAAATCGTTACATTTCTCGGTAGGCTAAGAAGCGAGGCAACCGCAATTCATCTACAGCTCACTGAACTGGTCGTTTACAGCGAAGGTGCCTTTAGCTGGAGTGAAGTGTGGTTCCTTAGCGGCTATGATAGAGAAACTGCTATTAAAGTTATCAATGACTTCAATCGCATTAAAGCCGGCAAACCCAAAAACGAATTCCTATAACTTCATTTATACTGTTAAGACCTAAAGGTCTTATCTTACTGCGTTCTTTCGTTTCGTTTCACTTCACTCATTCACTTGTAAGATATTTTTTTACTTGATTTAATTATTAAGAAGTTATCACGAAAGTGGAGCCATAGTTCACCCCTTACGGAGTGAACAAAAAAGAAAAGCGTCATCACGATGAGCTTCACCATCTCTAACTCGGGTGCTACTAGGAGGCAGCGAGCCTTTTCCCCCCATACACTTCCGTCACTGTTATCCCGCGGAAATTAATATAACCTGGTAGAGTTCAGTTATACCAATTTGTGAGTTGCTTTTTCTCAGAGCTCACATACTTTCAATGCCATAACGCAGATTGCATCTTTGCGACTGTATCTCCAGATCTGACGCCTTAGTTTTCACTAAGGAATCTCAAGGAGCCCACTACCATCGTGGGTGCCGTACAGTTCCTATATTGTGCCAAAAATTATTTTAGATTGTAGCCAGAACAGCCAAAAATGCCATGTGTGCCGTGTTTGTATATGTTTAGTTATAAGTCTTTCAACGCTTCTCGCAAGATTCTTGAACCGCCTACTCTAACATTAATAATACCGTTGTAATATTCATCGGTTTCAAGTACTCTACGTTCAAATTGTTCACGAGCTTCTAAATAACTGGCTACACCCCTACTAGGACAAAAATAAAGTATTTCCCTAGTAAAGCTATTAGGACCTAGCTGTGCAACATCTTCTAACAAGTTGTCGCTGCTGCCCCAATATTCTCTCCAGTCACTTTCAACCGTGCTTCTACGCTTGTTTTTTCTACCCTTAAGAGGCGGCTTTGTTTTTTTAAATTTTGCTAACTTTTTACCAACATATTTTCTATTATTAGTTAAGTTAGTAATTAGATATACAAACGCCTCTGTGCCCTCGGGCAAGTCTAATACTGATTGACCTTTATGTGTCCATTCCATACTCATATTTAAATATAGGAATGAACAACAATATTTGATCTTGGCTATTCTACATATTCAGTATCAGTGTTGTAGCTGGTAAAGCCACCTTCTTTAATAACAGTTAGTACATTATTAACTCGTCCAACTAATTCTTCCTTGTGACTAATTAGGAAAATGTTTTTGTGCTGTTCGCGATTCATTTTCTTTAGGATAGCTAATGAATTTTCAACACCAATAGTATCCATACCGCTGTCAATAAGCTCGTCAACACACATCAAGTTCATTGGATGATTTAGACTCTCATATACATCACGGAAAGCCCAACTTAGACTTAGGATAAGTCTATTGCGCTCGCCCCTGCTTAGGTTATCAAAGTCTAGATCGCGACCATATTCAGTAATTTCCACAGACAAGTCGCTGTTAAACTTAACATCATGTGGTAGACCAATCTTTTCAATATAATAAGCAAGCCTATGGTTTAGATAGCTGATATTTTGATCAATGATTTTCTTACGAATAAAGCTATCCTTGCTGGTTAACAATTTATGTAAGAATTCTTGATGGTCCTTGAGATATGTAAGTTCGTTAATTAGATCAAAACTAACGTCCTGCAAGCCTGTGTTGCGAAGACTTTCAATTTGCTCAACATAAGGATTGATTTCTTCTAACTTTTCGGCATATTGTGTTGCTAATGTTTCTAGATTATGTTTATGTTCTAGAGCCGCTTCTAGCGTGTCATAGAATGTATCTTTTTCGTCACCTATGGTGCCAAAACTATCTAGTGCCTCAGATATTTCTGCTAATCTAGCAGTTACTTCGTCATTATATTTTTGTTCCTCGGCAATTTTCCCCACAAGCTCACGAGTATATTCTTCGTGCGTATCTAAATGTGCTGTACCTTGTCCACATGCAGGACATTGTCCGTCATGAGCTTTTTGTAAATTGTTTTTTAATTCTGCTAACTTTTTATTACTACGGTTAAAGCTAGTGTCTGTGCGATCCTTTTCATTGTCTAGCACAGTTTTAGCATCGGACTTTTCTTTAATTTCTTGATTTTGCTTATGATTATCAATTTCAACACTAATGTCAATTTCATTAAGTGTTTCAATTGTGGTAAGCATATCAGCAAGTTTGTCTGCCTTGGTCTTATCCCAGGCCCTACCTCGACTTTCAATTTCTGTAATATTCTTTTCAATACGCTCGTTGCTTAGTTTAACAGTACTGATTCGTATCTCTTCTTCTTTAATTGAATCTTTAGTTTGCTTTAATAATTCCTTAAGGATATCTGCTTTTTTGCTTAGATCAGTAATGCCAAGCAGCAGTTCGATCATTGCTCGCTGATCGTTGCTTTTCATCGCTAAGAACGGCTCTGTGTAAGTGTTCAGTGCAATAATATGCTTGAACATTTCATGTGGAAAGCCGATAATCTTTTCAATTTCTTTTTGTGTTTCTCTGCTGTCGCCCTGTGCATCATCATCTTCGTTTGATGTGTCACCAGTGTCATTACCATCAACAATAAGGCGTAGAATATTAGGCTTACGACCTCGTTCAATACGGTAAGTTTTATTGTTGATTTCAAAATCAACAGTAACAATCATACCCTTACCATTGGTTTTGTTAATTAAGTTGTCTTTCTTAATATTTGTTAATGCTTCGCCGTACAGCGCATAACTGAGTGCATTGATGATAGTGGTTTTACCAGTACCGTTACGACTACCGTCGCCACCCATATCCAAGTTGTGACCTAATACTAGTGTTAGGTTACAGTTATCAAAATTAACAGCCTGTGTCTGTGCGCCGATACTCATAAAGTTTCGTGCGCTGACGTTTTTGATTTTTAACATTAAGTTTCTAATCCGTTGTAAATTTTAATCAACAATTCTTTTTCAACCGTGTTAGATTCAATAGTATCCAACTGGCTAATAACAATTTGATCTACGCTTTCAAATTTAATTTCGCCACCTTCAAATTCCTGCTCTTCTTCTTTAACAGGAATTAACTGTAGCTCTCTAACATTATATTGTTCGGCGAACTTTTCTCGTATGAAGTTAGCTTCTTCGTAACTGATGCTGATGTTTAACTTTACACGAGCATAGGTGTAACTGTCAAGTAGTTTTTCGTGGTCATCAAGTAAATCTGAAAGAGAAATTACCTTAAACTTTGGACAGTCAGGCCAATTAACATACACAGGCTCTTCGCCCCAAGTTAAGAACATTGCACCGCGGTCGTTATCGTCAACGTCTGCATAGTTGTGCGGAAACGCATTACCAATATAGTGAATGTTGTTCTTGTACTGGCGCTTGTGGAAATGCCCACTGAACACATATTCTGGACCACTTAGGTGTTCTGCTTTGAGTCCACCATGATCCGGCATCTCTACCATCGCATTCATTTTAAAGTACGGAAGTTCCAAGTGGCCAAACAAGTACTTGACCTTTATCTTTTGTACCTGCTTCCACTCGTCTGCCACAAGCCAAGGAAGAATAGCAACATCATCTTGCACAAACTTTTCATCTACCATAACAAAGTTTGGCAGATCACGGGCATACTCAACGCTGTTTAGTTCACGCTTGTCCTTGTAATACAAGTCGTGGTTACCAGTGATAAAGTAAACCTTTTCAAAGTTGTCGTTTAACTTTTTAAGATCCTTAATACTAGCGTTCATTGTGGCAACGTTAACGCTGGCACGATGGTGACTCCAATCGCCTAGGAATATACAGGTTTCAGCGCCGCGGGCTTTTGCCTCGGCAATAAACCAATCAACAAAGCGATGGCAATCGTCTAAGTGAATGCGGCTGTTTTGCTTTAGTCCGTAGTGTATGTCAGTAAAGCAAGCCGCTGTTTTGAACAACTGACTCATACGTCGTCATATTCCTCGTGGGCAGGTCTTTCGCTTTCTACATTCTCTCTAAGAGCTCGTAGTTCTTGTTCGTGTGCAAGCTGACGGCTAAAGCTGGGCAAATGGCCCTGCTCAATAAGAATATCGTCACGAATATGTTGATTACGCTTTTCTAAGTTTAGAACGCGGGTAAAGCTGTTGTTTACTGCGGCCGTGTAATAAGCAAATGGATTATCTGATTTTGCTTCATTAAACTGTAGTCCAACTTGACTTAGCTGTACCAGTGCTTGCCCGCGCATTTCATCTACATAAGTGTAACCACGCCAGTTAGCACGGTGGCTGTAACGCTCAACTAACTTTAGAAACATAGTACCTAATTTGTTAGTGATACGACCGTGATCTACGCAGAACTCACCGTTGCTTAAACTGCCCTGCCAATGGCTGCGAACTACTTCTTTTAGTTCACCGTTTTCATAAGCATAGTGCTTATAAGGAGGAAAGTTTACACGACTTTTTTCTTCGGCTTCATTCTTTGGATTTTTCTTACGACCAAACTCTTCGGGAATATGTTCGTAGGTCATTACACGGAAAACAACATCTTCGTCGGCAATGTTGTCTATATCAATTGCAAACTCTTTTTGCTTAGGTTTATTACGATAGTCCTTGCTATCAAAACTAGCCATTGCTTCAGCATATTGATCAGACTGCAATCTCGCAGCCTTATTCTCTTTTGCTTTCTTAATGTTCTTTTTGTTGATGTCTTTTACACTATCTAAAATTATATCGTACATTCCATACTTTTCATCTTCAATAAAGCAGTAAGTCATCTTACTCTTGTGAATTTCTTTTAAGATGTCTTTATTATTTAGATAGTTTTGTTTTTTAATAGTTGTTGTCATGCGTTCTCCTGCGGTTTAACCCATTATACATTCTTTTGTAGGATAGTCAATGTTTTTTAGTCCAGAAAATACTTTTTTATAAACAGATATTTTAATTAAGTTGATAAATATTGTTGGAGGACTTATCAATGTCTGCACAGTTATGGAATTCAACACAACGATCAATTGACAGCTTTTTAAGTAATAAAGCTGCTAATGCGCTTGGCGGTATTAAAAATCCATTTATAAAAGACATTGCAGGTGGCCTACTTAATTCATTCATTCCTGGCTTTGGCGGCGGTATCCCTGATTTTAGAGAATCTGCTTTTTCAACTTTGGTTGATAAAAGACAGGTTGCAGTTAACAACCAACTACAGTCTGTAATTTCTGTATACAGAGACAGCGAAGCCGCCGGAGCTCTACAGAATACTTATGATTGGAGAGCACGATTGCGCCCTAAAAATGGCGGAAAGGAAAGGTTCTATTCCGCCGGAACTGAAGCAGATTACTTGTTGAGGCCCATTAAAGAAAGTAATGGGCTAGTTTGGCAGTACACACCTTCGGTTACCATGGGCGGCACGGTTGAATACAATCAAACGCTGCTACACGGAATGAACTACCCAATCAACACATTCATTAACAGCAGACCAAATGAAATCAACATCACCGGTGAGTTTACTGCAAATGATATCTACGAAGCTAGATATATGTTAGCTATGTTGATCTTTATGAGAATTTCTACTAAAGCATATTTTGGCGATGCAGCGGTTGCAGAAGGTACTTTTGGAACTCCTCCCCCTGTGATGTTATTTGAATATTTAGGAGAACATGGGTTCAACAAAGTTCCTGTTGTGATTACCAGTTACGGTACTACATTACCTGATGATATTGATTATGTACCAGTAGTGTGCGGTCCCGGCGAAATGACCACAGTTACTTATTTGCCCACTAAACTAAATTTATCAGTAACATTGACACCATCATATACACCGCATA